CTCATGCAGCGTGGCGACATCAGCCAAAGTTCGTTCGCTTTCTCCCTGGCCGATAATGGCGATAAGTGGGAAAAGCAAAACGGCCAGTGGACCCGCACGCTACTCGAAGCCAGTGGCCTGTACGATGTTAGCCCGGTAACCTACCCGGCCTACGAAGATACCACCGTGGCCATGCGCAGCATGCAAACGGCTGAAAAAGTAAACCCCGAAGAGCAGCGCAAACTGATGGAGGAGGCGCTGGCCGATCTCTTTGAGGCTGAGCAAGACCTCATGAAACTTCAACTACAATAAAAAAACAGAACTAAAAACAATTCACCATGTACGATCAGCAAATAGCCAACTTCAAAAAATCGTTGGCCGAAAAAGAGCAGCGTATGCAGTCGATCATCGACAACGCTGCCAAGGAAAACCGCACCCGCAACGAAGCGGAGAAAAGCGAGTGGGCTTCTTTGAAAGCCGAGGTTGAAAACCTCAAGACCGAAATCCGCGACCTGGAAGAGCAGGCCGCCCGCGCAGCTGCAAATGCCCGCCCGGTTGACTTTGCCGCACCTGGTAAGTCTGATGTGGGTAAAGAGGAAATGAAAAACCTGCGCAAAGCCAGCGTATCTAAAATCGTGCGCAGCGCTGCCAAGCCATCGAAGCTCGATGGCGTTGAGAAAGAACTGCAAGCCGTGGCGCTCGATGAGTTCCGCGCCTGCGGTATCACCGACTACAATGCCGATGCGGTGTTTATCCCGCAGTTGGCTATCCGTAACCTCAACTGGACTGGCGCTGAAAAACGCGACATTACCACGGGTGCCAACCTTGGTGCCGAATTGGTGAACACCTTCACCGACCGCAGCAACTACATCGAAGCATTGCGCCCGTACAACGTGCTGGTAGGTGCTGGCATTGAAGTGATCCAAAACAGCTCGGGCGATAACGTAAACTATCCCCGCGAAAATACGCTGTACACCGCAGCCATGGCCGCTACCGAAAACGCAGCCGCTACGGAGACTATGACAGCCAACTTGTTCACCACGGTTTCATTTTCGCCCAAACGCGCTACTGCGTTTATTCAGGTGAGCAACCAGGCTGGCGCGCCTGTAAGTCAGGCCGGCTCCGAACTTGAGGCCCGCATACGCAACCAGATTGTGAAAGGCCACGCCACGCTTATGGATACCCAGGGCATCAGCGGTGTTGGTTCATCTGGCCAGGTGGCTGGTATTTTGAACACCGCCAGCGTGGGCACTGTAGTAGGTGGCACGCACGGTGCTAACTTCTCCCGCGCTTTCATCACACAATTTGAATCAACTGCTGGTGCTGCCGGTGCCGTGCTGGAGCGTTGCGTGTACATCACCAACTTCTCCATCAATGCCTTCGGTAAGCGCACTGAGTTTTCTTCTGGCTCGGGCCGCTATTTGATCGAATCTGTTCCCAGCTGGGCATGGGGTAATAACCCGACTGGCCAGGGCAACCGCTCCATGATCGATCAGTACCCGGCCTTCCTGAGCAGCAACGTGCCCAACAACCTTGCAAAAGGTACGTCAGGCAGCGTTTGCTCGGCTGTAATCTTTGGCGATCCTACCGATGCCAAGTACATGCAGTTTGCCGGTATGCAAATCATTGTTGACCCGTACAGCAATGGTGGCAGCGCGCTGACTAACTACCACGTGCACCACTGGTTCGACTTCCGCGTGCTTCGCCCGGGCAGCTGGGTGATCAGCGTGGATATGCTCACTCCGTAATCTGATTTCATAGGTTGATTGGGTCGGTCCTCCGGGGCCGGCCCGTCAGCCTTGCTAAAATTTTTAATCAAATCAATCAACCAAAAAAGTAAAGAGCCATGAAAGTAAAGTTTCCCAACGGTGGTGCTGGCTACGGCCTGGGCTATGTGCCTGGCGAAGTAGCCGACCTCGGTAAAAAAATTAATGCACGAATACTCACTACACTTATCGATGCCAACGGCAACCCCCGCGGGCAGGAGTGGCGCGATCATGAACTTGATCTTGACGAACTGATCGAGAAAGGCGTATGCGTAGCCGTGCAGGAAGAAAAGAAAAAGTAAAAGTGAAAAGGCGCCCGATCGAGCGTACGGTTAACCCTGTCATTCAGCGCAAGCTGGAGGAAGCCCAGGAGCGTAGCCGCCCGCCCTTTGTGCGCTAAACGTTCATTGTCATGCTGTCAACCAAAGTCATCGCACCACCGCAAGCCCTGCCCGTTTCCATTGTTGAAATGCGCAGGCAGCTTCGGTTTGCCGATGACGATACCAGCGAGGATGCCCACATCACCAGCCTGCTGCGTGCGGCTGTAGATAAAGCGCAAACGCGTACCAATCTGCAGCTCATGCAGGCAACGTTTCGCACGTTTGCTGCTGAGTGGACTGACCTTGAACTGGATCGCAACGGTTGGTTTCGCATTTTCCCGGCCCCGCTGGTGAGCGTAGCCAGTGTGCAGTACTACTCCAACAACGTACTTACCACGCTTGCCGCCAGCAATTACCAGGTAGATGCCAACCACCAGCCCGGGCTCATCAAGTTTACCGGCAGTTTGCCAGGTGCCGATGCCCGGCCCGATGCTATCCAGATCAACTTCACCAGCGGCTATGGTGCGGCCTCGGCCGATGAGCCCACGCAACAGGCGGCCATCCCGGCCGACATCAAAGACTGGCTGAAAGTGGAGGTTACCACGCGGTTCGAAACCCGGCAGAGCGTCATCATTGGTACCATTAGCTCTGAACTCACCCGCTGGCACGATTCGTATTTGTTCCCCTATACGTTCGTGCAATGATCAGCGGGTTAAACGTTGGGCGGCTCGATGCCAAAATAACTTTCCAGCAGCCGGTATCCACGCGCGATTCCATCGGGCAGGATAACACCACCAGCTGGACGGTGTACAAAACCACCTACGCGCAGCGCGTGCGCAAGCCCGCAGCCGAGCGCTACGAGGGCAGCCAGCAGGTAGCCCCATCGGTGGCCGAGTACAAACTGCGCCACGATGCCGGCATCACGGCCACCATGCGCCTCTTTGAAGTGCAGCAGCCAACGGTGTATTTCTACATCCGCGATGTGCAGCACAACAGGCGCGAGGGCTTCACCATCATCACAACCGAAAGGAGGGATAATGGGTAGGTCCATCGATATAAAAGTGGAGGGCATGGTAGATGTCAAGCGCATGCTGCAAGAGGTGGGCCTGGAGTTCAAACCGTATCAAGTGCGCGACCTGCTGAAAGAAGCCGGCCGCGAAGTGGTAAAGAAAGCCCGCAAGCGCGTCAACTACGGTGGCCAAATCACCCGGTTTTTTAAGAAAGACTTGGGCGTTTTTAACGGCCGCGGCAAGGGTATGGATAGCGCCTACGTTACCATCGGCCCGCGCTACAATGTGTACAACATTGACGGCCGCGAGGAAAAGGTAGCCGTAATCGCGCAGCACTTAACCGAAGGCTTTAACCAGAACGACCGCAAAACCAAATCCAAGGGCCGCAGGGGTAAAGTGGCCGATCAATTCAGCAACCCGGTAATCGAGGGCTGGAACGATAGCGAAACCGAGCGCAACGCGGCCATCAACCGCGCCATGCAAAAGAAGCTCAGGCGCGTGCAGTCGAAACACAAAAACGTTTTGATATGAAGGGTGACCACTGCATAGTAAAACTGCTGCAGAGCAGCGCCAGCTACAACACGTTTGTGGGCGGCACCGAGGCACTGGCCCGCGTGCAGATCAACAACGTGCCGCAGGGCAAGCCTTACCCCATGTGCGTGGTAAGCGTGCAAAGTTTCGAAGCCAGCGGGGCTACCAAAACAGCCACCACCGGTTTTGATGAGGAGGTAGTGCAAGTGCTGCACATGGCCGAAACCGCCAAAGCCGCAGCCGATATGGCAACGGTAGCGCGCACTGTGCTCGACTACCCAACGCCCGGCACTTACAACGCAATAGAGCTGGTAAGTTCAATGCTTATCGACCGCGACACCTTTACCGAGCAACTGGTTGACAAACTGATTCACGTAGAAGAACAACTGTATAAAGTAATAACACGATAACCAAAACAACATGGCACTTATAGCAAGACAAAACCAGGTAGAAGCCGGCCTGGACTTAGTACTAACCGCTGCCGCAGGCGGTGGCGATCAGGTGGATAATGCCGATGGCAAAACCATCGTTATCATCCGCAATGGCGGTGGTGGATCTATCACGGCTACAGTAACGGCTCAAAACACTTCGTTTGGTAATCAGCTGGAACCGATCGGCCAAATCACCAAAACCAACGTAGCGCGCACAATCGCTGCTGGCGGTATTGCTATTCTGGGCCCGTTCCCTACCGCTGTGTACAACAACACCAGCAACCAGATTGCACTCACCTACTCGGGCGTAACCTCTGTTGTTGTTTCACCTGTAAAACTTCCGTAAGCCATGGCAAAGATTAACGCACGCAACGTGGTTATCCGCTTTGGCGGGGTGCAGATTCAGGACCTTACCAACTGCACGCTCGATGTCAAAACGGACATGTTTGACACCACGACCAAAAACAGCAACGGCTGGCGCGAAATTTTGCCCGGCCTCACCAGCTATACCATGAGCGGTGACGGCTTGGTGGAGTGGAGTACCGGTGCAAACCGCGGCCTCAAGGATATTGCCCAGGCGCAGATTGGTAAAACGCTTGCCGTAGTTTCATTTACTACAGGTGCCACTGGCGATTGGCAGTGGAGCGGCTCAGGCTATTTCACCAGCCACAACGTAAGCGGTGGAAACGAGGAGGCTTTCAAATTTTCGTTTTCGCTGGAAGGTACCGGAGCCCTCACGTTCAGCCAGATTTAATTCAGTAGGCCATGACTGATCATCTGATTGACATAGGGGGCAACCATCGCCCCCTCAACTTCGGCCGCAACGCCATGGTAGAGTTCGAGAAACTCACCGGCATAGGCATATACTCGCGCAAGTTCACGTTCGAAAACGTGGAGGTGTGGCGCGCCCTGGTGTACGTGGGCCTTAAGTGGGGCCTGTACAAACGCGATGGCCAGGAACCACGCCCCTCGTTTACGCTGCTAACCGTTGGCGATTGGATTGATGAGCACCCCAACCAGGCAAAACTTTTTGCCCAAATCATTGACGCCTGGAAGGAGAGCCAACCCAAATCCGAAGAGCCAAAAAACGAAAGCGCCCCCGCACCGGGGGCAGCAGCCGAAAGTTTAGCTGGCACGCCATAGATCAGATCGCCCTCGGGGCGCTGCAACTACGGCCGTGGGAGTATGCCGCATATACCTTGCGCCAGGTCTATATGGCCTACGAAGGCTATAAAGACACCCACGTTCATGGCCCGTGGGAGCGCGCAAGGGTTATTAGTTGGCACGCGGTGGCGCCCTACATGAAGGAGCAAAAGCCGGTGCCCGAATTGTTCGAGCTGGAGATTGACCGCATACGCGCCAGCCGCAAAAAAGTAAAGTATGCCAGGGTCACCCTGCTGAGTGACAAAGAAAAAAAAGAACTGGATAACCAACTGCAGCAACTAAATGGCCGCCCCCAATAAGTTCACCATCAAGTTCAGTGGCGATACAGCCGAGCTGCAAAGTGCCGTTGCCCGCGCCAACGATACCCTCACCGGGTTTGTTGAAAAAGTGCAGGGCTTTGGCGGTGCCATGGTGGCCGGGTTTGCGGTTAGTGAAATTGTTGCTGGCATGCGCCAGATTATTCAGGCGGGGGGCGAGGCTATTGAAAACGAGCGCAAACTACTCATGGCCCTTAATGGGCGGGTAGATGTTCAGCAGCGCTTGCTTGATCAGGCCGGGCGGTTGGCAGATACCACGCTTTTCGAAGATGATGAGATAATCAGACAGCAGCAGGTGCTGGCCAGCATGGGCCTCACCGAAAAGCAGATAGCCCGCACTATTGATGCAGGCGTTCAGTTGGCCAGCGTGTTTGATGTTGAACTTGGCCAGGCTACCGAGGCATTGGCTAAATCCTACTTCGGTGTGGGTAAATCATTGGCGGCCATCAGCCCTGAGTTTAAAGGGCTTACACAAGAACAAATGCGCAATGGCGAGGCTATTGATTTAGTGCTGCGTAAATATCAAGGGTTTGCGGAGGGCCTAACCGAAATAGGAACCGGCCCAATGCAGCAATTTGAAAAGCAGATAGGCGAACTGCAGGAAGAACTTGGGAAACTGGTAATCCCAGCAGTAAACCCTGTGCTGTCTAAAATGACCGAAACCATCAAGAGCCTCACGAATGAAGATATTGATCCGTGGGCAAGGCTGGCCGCTGTTATGTTAGCAATACCTACCGGTGGCGCTTCGCTAGAAACTTTGAACCAATTGGCCGGGCGTGCAAAAAGTAGCCCAACAGTAGCCGATGATCCCAACGAAGGTTTAGACTTCATGGGCTACCGAAACCAACGCGCACCAAAAACGCCTGGCAAAATTACTGCCCCAAAAACAGGACCTAAATACAACCGCTTTACCGGATCGCTTGGTGCGCAGGATCCTTTTGCCGCACCCGTTGATATGCTCGGCTTGCCTATCGATACCTGGCAACAGCAGATTGATAGCATGGTAAAGTCCTTTGG